GGCTTTTTAAATCTAAAAAGACCAGAACTTCTAAAGAAGGTTACCGCTATTTATTTGTACCATTTGAACATTCAGCACCTCCTAGCACCCAGACCGGCTATGAAAAAGGCCTAACCGACCGCGTTAAGTTCGAACTCAAGGCTAAAAACAAACAACGTAAACAGAATGGCCTATCTCAGATTCCTTGGATGGGGATAGAAAGAGATGAGCATGGTAAACCCAAAGAGGGTTTGATCCATGAATTTGATTTCAAAGGCACCAAAGCAAAAGATAGTTGGACATCTAATCCATTAGAACGTTTGAGGGTCTATCAAGCCGTTGAAAGAGATAAAGAAGGAAAAGCTAAGCTCACTAAAGGCGGCAAAGAAAAAGTAACCCGATCGTGGATGACGTTCCGTACTGCTTCCGAAAATCCAAAAAGTAAAGATAAGTTTATACACCCCGGTTATACCGGCAACAAGTTTATGGATAAAACTAAAGAATGGGCTGAAACCGAATTCTACGGCAAAATCCTACCTGACATTTTTGCGAAGTGGAAGGACTAATATGGGTGGAATATTTCAAACCGACGCACTGCTTAAGACCATACTTGAAGAATCTCTGCAGGATGTTAAGAATAATCTGTGGCTTGTCGAATACATATTAGAAGATTTCACTCAAAACAAGTTCTTGCGCACAAAATTTGGACAAAAGCAAATCGCTGCTGCCAAAGAATTCTTTTTAAATAACAATGTCAATGTTCAGTTACAGTTCTCCAAAGATAAAGAGAAATTCCCAGCTATCTTCTTAACGATGGGCAGTAGTAATGAATTTCAAGAAAATCGCACCATGGGCGACGTTGGAGAAAGAAATATCATTTTACAGCCGTCACAGGTTGGTTTAAAAATACCTTATGTGGTACCACCCTTTATTCCCACAAGTTTTGATGTCGCCACAGGAACTATCGGGGTCCCTGAAGGAATTGATCTCATGCCAGTTTCTCCAGGCATGGTCGTACTGAATCCTGAAAATGGTAACGGCTACCCAGTAATCAGTATTAACGGTCAAAGTATTATGGTTCAAGCCGGGATCGAATTAGACGCGTCCCAACTCGGGGTTGTTCCTCAATATCGTTATTTCCAATCCCGTCTGGGACGTTCATTCTTCGAAGAAACCTGGGCCATGACTATTGCAACGAATGATCCTCAGACGTTGCTTTGGCTTCATAGTTTGGTAGTTTACACACTTCTCAGATATCGTGAGTTTTTTGAACACAATGGCTTTTTGGAAACCAAACTGAATAGTACCGACATTTTTACTCCCGAGTTTAGCAATGCCGGTGGCGAAGAAATCTACTGTAGACAAGTTACCATGAGCGGTCGCGTAGTCCAGAGCTGGATTCGTGGTCTTCATAAGAAAATCGAATCCGTTCTTATTAGAGATATTAATCCTGCCGCTGTTACTTTAGCCGATCCTTCAGGCTATGTCGGCGGCATACGCATCGTTAGTAACCTAACAACTCCTCCTCTTCAACAGAATGATACGACCTATTTTACCGAAAATCCGGAAGACGAAGAGTAATGAAACTACCCAAAACCCCCAAACTCGGTGCTACTTTGGGCTCGACTCTGGGTACAACTTTAGGTACGCCCGCCGCTAGTGCTCCTAAAGACATAACCAAAATTGGTAAGCAAGGTGTGGCTGCGAAAATGCCAAAGCCAAAAGCGCCACGCGATGCATTTGCGCCGCCAAGCGTGTTTTTTGGGAAAAGTGAAGATAAGCCAAAACATCTAAGTGTCTGTAAATTAAAGGATTTTATTGAACATAAAATGAAAAAACGGGCTCAAAAATGATTAGGGAATCAATCTTTATGTGTATAAGGGGCAACTATGGCCGAAAACAATAAAACAGTTTCAGCACGCGATGCAATTCTAGCCGTTCTCGCCAAGGCCAAACAAGTCCTTGAAACTTCCGATCTTGTTAAATCCGAATACAAGACTGAAAATTCCCCTAAGCCCGGCGTTAAGTATGGCAAAATTGAAACCGCTCAAAAAGCGACCGAACGCGATTATAAAGAATATGAAGTGAAATCAGGTGGTTCCAAGGATTCTACCGGCCCTCGTGTTGCTAAGCAAATTTCTCCAAGTGGTAATCCAAAAGAAGAAGCTGAAGGCAACAATAAGCCCGATGGCATGGAACCCCACTACGAGTTTAAAGACAAGGTTGCCGGAGAATTGGCTAAAGAAAAGAAAGCTTTAGGCAAGGCTGAAAATCCAGATAAAGAGCAAGACGCTGCGCTTGGTGAAAAAGTCGAGAACGACGTCGAAGAACATTTTAAAGAAAATGCAGGCGCTGAACGACAAGAAGGACATTCTATGGCTAATCCTGAAGATAAGACCGACAAAGCAACAACGATTCCAAGGCTGATTTTGTCGGCTAAACTATCGAAATTTATGGAATTTCGCCACGCAAAGAAAAAAGCTCAAGAATCCGCCGCCGCCGTAGGATCTCCAGCCGCTTCTGCTCCAGCCCCAAGATCGACCCAGGATAGTCAACCGGACACAAAGAAGATATAATAATGAAAACCTGTTCGAAGTGCGAAATCACAAAAGACCTTGAATGTTTTGGGAAAGCTCCCCAAAACAAAGACGGTCTTAATGGGCAATGCAAAGAGTGTAGAGCCGCTTATTTACTAGATTATAATGAAAAAAACAAAGAAAAGGTTATGGCGGGTCAAAGAAGATATTATAAAGAAAACAGGGTAGAGATTATAGAAGAAAAAAAGATCTATCGTGCTTTGAATTTAGAAACTATCAAACCCAAAACCAATGCTAGACTCAGGGCTAGAAGAAAAAATGATCCTCAATTTAAATTGGCAGCTAATTTAAGAGGACGTCTTAATATGGCTATTAAAAGAGGGTACAAGGCAGGTTCGGCGGTAGATGATTTGGGATGTTCTGTAGAATCTTTTAAATCTTATATAGAAGGTCTACTCCAGCCGGGCATGACATGGGCTAACTATAGCCCAAGAGGATGGCATTTGGATCATAAAGTCCCCTTGGCTAGCTTTGATTTAACAGATAGAGAACAGTTTTTGAAGGCTTGTCATTACACCAATTTACAGCCTTTGTGGGCCGTAGACAATATTAAGAAAGGTGACAAAATTTATGGCTAAGAAACAAACTCAAGCCGCAGAGATGACTCTAGAAGAAGCGAAGGCTTTTCGAGCTGCTTTAGCTCGTCCCCAAGAAAAAACTTTGTCCGGTAAACAAAGACGCGAAGCTTTTAAAGCCTTTTGGGCCCAAAATAAAAAAGCCTACGGCATGACCAATAAGCTAGAAGAAATTCTTTGGCTTCATATGGTTGCCACTAAGAACGATGAACCCGCTAATTTCGAAGCCGGTTTAAAACATTTTGGAATCAAGAAAGTTTAATAGGGAGAAATACAAATGAATCAGCAATTAGTCACTCCAAATGTGTCGACAAACATTCCAGGCACTTATGTTAATTATACCGTACTAAGTCAGCCAATCGGCGTAACTTCCAGCGGTATTCTTTTGATCATGGGCGAAGCCGCAGGCGGCCCTAGCTACGAACAAGTCGCGCTTAAAAACAGCGTTTACACACCCGATCAGCTTCAAAAGGTCATCCAGACCTACACCAGCGGTCAGATCGTCGACGCTTTCCAGGCCATTACCGCTCCTTCTAACGACGCCAACATCTCGGGTACCGCTACCCAAATCTACGTCGTTAAGACCAACACGGGAACCAAAGCTAATGCGACACTTCCTAGTTCTTATGGAACGCTAACCGATATCAACTGGGGAGTTCTTGGAAATCAAGACCAATATCAAACTTTAGCTGTTCAAGCCGAAGTCGCTCCCACTGTGACCGGTGGAACCATTCCTTCTTTCAGTGCAACTCCCAACGCTACTTTTACCGTTCGCTTGAACGGTGGCGCTGCTATGGTTGCAACGGTTGGATCCGGTCCCTATACTACGGGCGCTCAAGTCGCTGCTTCCATCACCGGGCTCCCATCTGGTATCACCGCTAGCGGTAACGCTACTTCTATCACTTTAACTGTCACTGCAGACGCTTCTGCTTGGGGTAAAGGTTGGGGTAAGAGCTTCGAGCTTATCGACAGCACTCCAGGCGATCTGGCAGCTTTAGGTCTTGCTCCTGGTTTGACCGTTTCTTCGGAAGAACCTGAAATCGAACTCCAAGATTCCAATGCTTCTCGCGGTGTCAGCGAAACCTTAACTGCCAACGCAGCGGTAGCTCTTGCTGTTGGTTATGCTGGAACCACAGCTACTCTCACTATTGCCTTGGTTTCTGGCGTCTATACCTTAACCACAACGGTTACCGGCGGCAGCGGTGGAAATCTGAGCATTAACTTAAGCCAGTATTCCACAATCGGCGCTTTGGCGACATTCATTGCAAGTCAAATCGGCTACTCCGCCACTGTCATTCCTGCCGCTAATTCTCTTCCTACTTCGGCATTGGACGCGGTTTCTGCAATAGGTATTTGCGCAACTGGCGCTGGAGACGAACCCGGTCGTATTAAAATGGGACTTTATCAGTTCGAACAAGCGATGGCCACCAGCAAACAGTTGGTTTTCACGCCAATCGCAACCGCAGGGCTTCCCGCTCCTATGACCGCCCCCGCTTATCTGACTGGCGGAACCATCGGCGCCACTCTGGCTGCTGATATCGTTAATGTCGTCGACACCCTGGGCGGTGTAAACGTTGACATTATCGTTCCATTGTTCTCGCAAAACGCTAGCGCCGATATCATCGCTGGTTTGACGGATCCTGCTTCGACTTATACGATTGCCGCTATCAATG